CGGGAGGGCTGCAATTTTTCTGACGTCAGGCTCACCGAAGCGATCGGCCAACTGATAGATCAGCCATAGCCACGGTGAGTGGGTCAGTTTTTTTCGGCTTCCTCCAGCGTGCCGTAGCTGTGATTCTGGATAGCGCGGATTGCATCAAACAACGCCGCGTTATCATGAGCGGCCAGCAGTTCCGCTGGTGAAGGCAAATCAGATGCAGGTACTGATTTACCCTGCTCATCAACCAGTGCAGAGAGGATCAACTGAGCGCCCAGCAGTGTTGCTGACTTTTGGTCACTCTCTGCCTGCGCCTTTCCAAGCCCTTCGTCGTAATCCATCAGTTCACATACCGTTAGGCGGCGAATATGTACCGGTACGCCAAACAGCGTATACGGCACAGCCGTATTGATGGGTTGAAGCAGCGCGGTCTTGAGGTTGATTTTCTTCTGGGCCATGCGATGTCCTTACTTAATCGTTACGGTTGCGGTTGCGCTGTTGACAGTGTCTGACCGCTCGGCAGACAACACCACGCGATAAGCGCCTGCATCCGCCGCCACAACTGAGTTTTTGGTATAAGTGGCAGAGGTTGCACCGCTGATAACAGTGCCGTTTTTCTGCCATTGGTATTTAACGGGCTTGCCGTTACTAGAGGTAGCCGCAACAGTCAGGGACAAATTGCCCCCGACTGCCAGATCAGCGCTCTTCGGCTGGGTAGTCACGCTGATCACACCTTTGGGGCCACAGCTCCCCAGGTGTTACTGTTCTGCTTACCCTGCACCGTGATCTGAATGACTTCACTCGCCGGGGCGGTGATCTCGTTCATCTTCCAGCCCGACAGCGAGAGGATAGAGGTGGAGGTACGGCCGTTCGGCAACTCAACATAGAACTGAACGGTTTCGCGGTTGTCCGCTGCGGTCAGGAACGCCGCAAAATCGGTATTGGATGGATCGTCGATAAACCCGATCGACTTCTCCGCACCTTCCGGCAGGTCGGAGATAAATTGCTTGGTGGTGTCGATAAGGGTCGTGCAATCGACAAAGCTGCCGGTCTGCCCCATCTCGCCCACAGCCTTACAGTTAACCAGCGCCTTCATGGCCGTAGGTGCTGCGCCGACAGCGCCCCACTTAACAACCGTGCCAGCCGGAAGCATGGCGTACTCTGGCGACGTTTTATCAGCCATAATTTCCCTCACTTAATGATTGTGGCAGCGGTCGCTACCGGTTTTCGATGCCGTAGCGGAGTTCTGCCGCCAGGATGCGTAATACGCGTGTTTTGTTGTAATCGAGTGCCGGGCGGATAAACGGTGCGGCAACCTGCTTAACCGTGCCGAATTCCTGCGCCAGCGCCTTCATGTGATGCTTCTTGCTCGGGCCGACCTTGAATGTCATTACCGTCAAATAGCGGGGATCGTTCATGCGGCTCGTACTGCGGATTTTTATGTCGTCCCGCATGTGCGGCCCGGTGCTGCTCTCATCAAAACCGGCATGCTGTTTCATGTCTTCCAGCACCGGCTCCAGCGCCGCTCTCCCGGCATCTCGCAATACCTTAACCGCTTCATCTCCCATCGCCTTTAGCTGGCGCTCCAGAGAATCAAGGCCCGTAACGTTTATGCTGATCATGTGGCGTCCTCCGGGTAACAGATGACGTAATCACGTACCAGCCGGTACTGAACGCTGTTATTGGTGAGAGTGGTTGCTCCCTGTTGCATCGTGCCGCGTGTTACCGTCTGCACGGGCCAGCGCCCAATATGCCCGTGCTGAATGCTCTCCCAGGCGGCGCAAATAGCCTTATCCAGTTCAATGAGGCGCGCGTAATCGCCGATGACATAAAGCGCGACCTGAAAGCGCCCCTGGATCAGTGCCGTGCTGGCTAGCCCGGTATCAACTTTCGGGTTGCTGACCTTCTGATACGTCACGCCTTCCTGTTCCGGGTCAGGCAACAGCAGCGGGTACGCTGGCAGGCTCGTTAGTGCCTCCAGTGCCGCTTTGATTTCATACTCGATCATGACGAATATCAGCCTCCGCCGTAATTAGCAGCCTGTCTCGCTGTGATCGGTCAGGCGCACGAACGGTAAAAGTTCGCTGCTGAAAAACCACCTGCCAATCTATGGTAATTTCGTCCCGTGGCCGGAGCGTGAACAGCATTGTTTCCACCACCTGCCCCTGTTCGCCCGTGCGAATTTTTCTGTTGGAAATCGGCTCAGCATCCGCCCAGACCTCAGCGACAAATTCAAAGGATTTGACCGGTGCGCCGGTTTGATCATCGCGAAGCGTAACGGGGCGTAGAAGCTTGATGCGAAACCCCAGCGAACCTGCGCGTAATGATTTCATAAGCCGTAAATCCGATAGGGTTGGAGTAAAGACTCAACAGCCAGCGGCAATTTTGATGCCGACGCGCCAACAATCGCAGCCTCACGGTTAGCGTACCAATGCCCGATACAAAGCAGCATTGCCGTGCGTACATCATCATCCAGCAGCAGGTGATCTTCGTCGGCATCGTATCCGGGGTCGGATTCGCTGGCGTAAAGGGTGCGGCGGGTATACATCTCAACATGCTTTTTCGCCGCACCGATGTAGACGCCGATTAGGGTGTCATCCGCACTGAAATCAGGTTCCAGGCGGCAATGCTCTTTCACCAATTCCAGCTTTAGCATGGCTCACCTTACTTTTTGCTTTTCTTAACTGGCTCTGGCTGCTCTGGCTGCTCTGGCTGCTCTGGCTGCTCTGGCTGCTCTGGCTGCTCTGGCTGCTCTGGCTGCTCTGGCTGCTCTGGCTGCTCTGGCTGCTCTGGCTGCTCTGGCTGCTCTGCAGGATTGTCATCACTCACCTGCTCGGCATAGCCTTTTTTGATCAGCTCGCGCCCGTGAAGCTCCTGCGTTTCGAACAACTCGCCGTCATTCACCACCCGGCTACCGAACAAGATCGGTACAAGTGCTTTAACTTTCATGGGTATCTCCTTGAAAGCGGCCCGAAGGCCGCTATGCGGTGCGGATAATTAACCGCCGGTTGGTGGGGTTGGCACGGTGAAGGCACCGGTAACAAACGCTTCAGGCCGTTTAACCGCCAGCGCCACACGCTCTTCGCAACGAATCGAGATCATGTTCTTCTCGAAGTCGTCGGCGTTCTCAGTGCTGATCACCACGTTTGCCTCTTCACGGTCAAAAAGCTGTGCGCCCGCACTGAATGCACCGGTCAGGAATTTACTCAGGAACGCCGCTGACTCCGTTGCGACAACAGGCAAGCCCCAGAGAGTCGGGCCGGTAAGCGCTGCTGGATTGGCGAGGATATAGCGGCCCAGCGAGTCCTTGAGCAGCTCAATCTTGGCCCAGTCGGTGAAGTGCAGCACATGGCCCGTTGACGGGAAGCGTGCCAGTTGTGCCTGCAACATGGCCAGGCGCAGATCGTCAATGCCGTTTTGCATCGCGACTTCAAACGCCGCCTTATACTTCGAGGCCTGCGGCATGATGCCTTCCAGGTGTGCGCCAGTGCCGTCACCGAACAGAATTTCCTGCTCTTCGACATACTTCAGGCCGTAACGCATTTCTGCATCAACGGTCGATTGCAGCTGCGGAAAGTCATCCAGAATCTGCTTGGAGGCTTTGAACAGATGCGCCAACGTGCGAACCGGCGTGATTTTTTCAGCAAACTGGATATCGCTGTACGGCTTAGGCGTGTTTTCAGGCACGGCAGCAGCCTTGTTGGTGAAGCCGGTTTGTTGCACCCAATAAATCGTGTTGGAGCCGGTGGTGCCTGGTGCGATCAAGTCGCGAATAAACAGGCGTTGTTTCGGCGCGGTATCAATACCCGGCAGGCGTTGCGGGGCCACAATCTGCCCAGGAACATCGGTAGAGATCAGCGTCGCGTTAACCGGAATGCTCAGCCGCTGAGAGGCCTGAATACCGGAGGCAAAGTCTTTCAGCGCTTCTGCCGAAATCACCTGCTGCCCGACCGATTGAACCACTTCAGCCGCGCGGTTCAATGGCATTTGCGCCACATGCTGCTCCAGCTCACCCAACCCAGCCTTCAGCGTTTTTTCTGCCGCCTTCAGGGCGTTCAGTTCGGTCGCCATTTTATCAACGCTGTCCTTCGTCGCTGCGGACAGCTCGCCTGATTTTTTCGCCTCTTTCAGGGCGTCCTCGGCCTTGGCGTTAAATTTGCTGGTTGCATCTTCGATAGATGCGGTGACTTTTTTCAGAATCTCATTAACTTCAGACATAATTTCTCCAAATAATTAGCACGCCGCGCACAGCCCGCTTAACGCGGCGTTCAGCTTGGCAAGGATTTCAGGGGATGGTTCGGTAGCGCTCGGCGTACCCGTCGGATCGGTAACAGCGCTCGGCGTGCTACCTGTTAAGGCTTTCAAAAGTTTTCGGCGTTCTGACCGAGGGGTATTAGCCTTGGCCAGTATGGAATCCAGCTTGCGCAATGCTGCCGCCGGTGAGTCCTCGTCACTACTGACCGCATCGGATGACAACAGGCTATCGGCAAGCCCTTTCTCGATGGCATCACTGCCGCCAATGTAGCTTTCGCCATCCATCAGCTGCTTGACGGTGTCGCTATCGAGACCGGAGCGGGCAGAGTAAATATCCGCCATTGCGTTATCGAAAGGTTCGAGGTACTCCACCATTGCAGCAAAGTCATGGCGATTACCGATCGCCACTACCCAGCAGTTATGGATCATCAGGAAAGCACCGCGACCAATTTGAATATCGTCACCGGCCATCGCAATGATTGAGGCTGCGCTTGCAGCCAGCCCCAATACTTTTACAGTTACTTTTCCCTGGTACTCTCGCAGCAGGTTGTAAATCGCCAGCCCCTCAAACATGTCCCCGCCCGGCGAGTTAATGTTTACGGTAACGTCAGCGCCATTCATTGAGCGCAGCGCACCGGCGATCCGTTTCGCTGTAACGCCTTCGCCCCAGTAATCCTGGCCGATAACGTCGAACACCGAGATAGAATTGTCGTCAGAGGCAGCGGCCTTTAGACCGCCATTCCATCTTTCGAGCGCCGAAGGCAGCGGTTCACAGGTAACGCCCGCGCAGGGACGCCCCGCCGGTGCGACCGGAAGTCGTTTTTTTGTCATGGGGGATTGCTCCTACGCCGCTTTTTTCAGCGGTGACTGGTCTTCAGGAATATCGGGGAAAAGATAATTATGCAGCCGGGTGATAGCGCCAGCCTGAGCGCCGAGATTGTTCTGTTTCAAGTCCTCAAGCGGGGTCAGGTTAAGCTGCACAGTATAGATTTCACCGCCAGGAATCGGCGGCAGGTTTTCAAGTCGGCGTACATCGTTGCGACTCATCCAGCCATTCTGCAGAGCGGTGGTGTAGTACGCCGCGCGGCCAACACTGTCGGCACGCAACAAACCTTCCACCGAGAACTCTGCAAAGTAATCTTCATCGCTATCGAGCAGGCAACGTGAGATTTCTTGCTCGATGTTCACCAACAGTGGGCGTAGCGTGTTGGTCAGGAAAATCAGGTTCATCCCTTCAACACTCGATGCCCAGCTACTTTGCTTCGTCACATGCCCTACCATGAAAGGCGGCACCCGGAACCAGCGACAGATTTCCTCAATGCTAAAGGCTCGGCTTTCCAGCATCTGCGCGTCTTCAGGATTCATCGTGACATTCTGGTACGATAAATCCCCCTCCAGCACCATCATTTTACCGGCGTTTTTTGAACCGGCGAACGCGGCTAAGTATTTGCGCAGACGCTCTCGCTGCTCTTTATTCAGAGCAACTTTCGAACTGATGTATCCTGACGTTTGCAGACCGTTTTCAAAGATTTTTGCCGCCGACTCATCAACAGCAATCGCAGCCCCAAACACGTCACGGCCCGAACTCAGCGGCATCATGCCGCAGACACCATCCAGACCAAAGCCGCGAATGTGCATCATCCGGTCTACGGGTATCACGCGCTTTTTGCCGTCCTCGGTGTAGGTGTACTGCAACTGCCCGGTATCCAGACGTTTAACCACCATGTTTTGAGGCAACAGCGGATTAAGCGCCACCAGCTTTCTGCCAATCATTTTTTTCTCAATGAAGGCATTCCCTCGCAAACAGATGCTGGCCACCACCATCAACATGAATCGGGACGGCGTCATTTCGAGGTTTGGGCGGCGGCACAACACCTGGTATGCCGGGTGATCCTGCGCCAGCTTACGAGAACCATCCGCCTCACGACGATAGACTTTCATCGGTAAAGTGGAAACCGATTCGCTGAGTAACCGAATGCACGCCCATACAGCGGAGAGCTGCATAGCCTTGTCTGCAGTGACCACCTTGCCGCTGCTGCTGGTGCCGAACCATTCTTGCCAGAATGTCCCGGTAGTGAGACTGATAGGAACACCCAGCCAATTTAAAAGGGCGCTTTTAACGCGCCCAGGTTGCTTGTTTTTGCCCATCAGATACCTACCATGATCGGATCATCGAAAAAGCCATCAATATCGCCGT